AGATTTAGAAAATTATGATTATTCTAATCAAACTGAAGAAATACAGATAAAAGGATTTAACACATATGATGATTGTTTAGGATTACGTGTTGCCACAGATGTAACAAATTATAGATCCTTTACAACCATATTTGATAAACTCAAAAGAAAATCCATTCAAGGAAGAATAGCAGAAATAAGAGCCGCAGAACACGGAAAAAGTGTAAGCGAAGATGACAAAGAATTTATGTGGCATACTGATGAACGAAATGAAATAGTGTCCAGGGTATTGATACCTGTAGTTTTTGATGAAGATTATTTTATTGAATTTAAAGATACAGGAACAAAATTATACTTTGAACCAGGTTATGCATATCATTGGAACACATACAAAGTACATAGATTTAATTTTAACTATCACAACAGCATTAAAAATAGAACTTGTATTGTGTTAGGTTGGTCTCCGTGGCTAGACTTTGATGGTGAACGTTGGATCCAAAATGAATACTTTAATAAAATACATCCTACTGACATGGTCAAGCAAGGACTAGTAATTTAATCTATTTAGAAAAATAACTTTCTATATCTTCAGGCATGGTCATATCTAATTTAGATATGTAAGAATTTTCATATTTTTTAATAGAGTTGTCCAATAGTTGATCGTACTTTGCATTATGGTCTTCCACTGTCCAAGGAGCACCCATTGCCAAAGTAAATTTCATATCAGAGTTATTATTACTCATACTATGAGGCCAATATCCAGACATTACAAAAGGCTGATTTATTAAATTTTCTTTTATGTGATAATTTGTGTTTTGTCCATTAAAATACAAGTTGTCTGTTTGTCCACGTAGTACCACTCTAAATTTGTGTTCTAGCATCTGTTTGTCAAAGTTTTTTCGACTACAATCTATATGCGTTGGATTTGATTCTCCTGCTTTTGTGCATATCACTACAATACGTCCTAATTCATTAGTCCAAGGTTTAACATAAGTTTCAATGTAATTTTTAATCTCAGGCAATTGTTCACTTTCTTTTGACCATTGTTTTTCAATCAAGTTGTTATTGCGTATGTCTTTTCCTGCACTTACGTATATTGGTATGTGTCTACAATTTCTAAATTGGTCATCAAAACTGCTTTCTTTTACTATTGTTTCTAGCCTTTGTATCAATGAAGATGTTACAGGAAACGGAGGCAAATCCAAATAAAGAAATGCTAGTTTTTCTTTTATATTATCAAGCATTTTTGCATTCCTAACAGTGTTTTTGTATCATACTTGGTTTCTTTTATATCACATTGCAATAATGATTTAATGTATTCATCATTGTAAAAGGTCCATAAAAAGTCTTCGGTTTTTAAATAATACACATTACTTTGACTTATTGCTTTCCAGTTGTCTGCTTTTAGGTTTCTATATCTACAAATATTTTCGTATGCGTCTTTGTTGGTGTTTGAATAGTATGACAGTAATAACTTGCTACAATTTTTTTTAAGTGTATCAACGACCTCTAACATCTCATTTTCATACATATGAGTAATCACTGAAAATGATACTGCAACATCATATTTGTTTTCTAACTGCAATTTTGCTGTTCCTTTTTTATTGTACATATAATTGTATCCGTTGTAGTACAACCACTGGTATTGCGGATATTTTGTTTTGTTAATGTCAATGATTTGTTTGTTAATGTCTATTCCTGTGTATTGATTGTGTGGAGTATAACGAATAAAGTTGCCATGATTACACCCAAAGTCTAGCACAGACTGATTGCTGAAATCTATGTACTGTTCAAAGTATTCTCTAACGTTGTATCTAAAGTAATTTTTCAAATCCGACATCATGAACTCCCATATGAAATACTATTCGAGTCTTTGATGGAGATTTAACACCGTGAGGTTTTTTAGTGTTTAGCACAACCATTGAATCATATAAAATACTGTCACTATCATTGCCATCATCAAAGTACAATGCACCTGTGTTTTCTGTAATAGGCACAACAAATGAGCATTTGCTTTTTACATCTGCATGTAAAGGCAACTCACCACCTTCTAGAACTTTAAAGAAATTGCATCTAAATTCTTTTGGTCTTATCCCAAACTGGTTCCAAATACTTTTAATAAATCTTAACAATTTCCTATCAAAGTTTTTAATTTCTTGTACGTAAAATTTATTCATGTTTTTTCCACCAGTAGCATCACTCACGTATTCTGAATACAATTGATTACTATCTTCCCATTCGTCATTGAAGTAGTCATCGAAAAACTCAGGTTCTACTTTGTAATCTGTTTCAATAAAAAAATTTTTATGCCAAGTTTTATTCATCTAAATCCTTTTGACCATCTACAGAAACAATTATATGAGATCTAGCAGTGGTGCCTTTGTTCCATGCACTGTGTCTTAATCCTTGATTCAAAAACCAACAAGATCCTGGTTCCATTGTTTGATATACTTTTTCTCCGTCTACCACACAATAAAAACCACAATCTTTGTTTGTTGTAATGGGTATGTGAAATCTAATAGAATAATCTGTGTTGTAATCAATGTGTTCTGCCACATAAGCACCTGGATCCATTATGGCAATCCTAGCACGTGTTGTTTCTGATTTAAATGATGTAACAACTTCTTCTAAATAAGTTCCTTTAACCCAGTCTTTTATTTTGTTGTAGTGTCTTTCATCTAATCTGTTTTTAGGTATTTTTTTATCATACACTCTATCTTCCATATCTGGATTGTATTGACAAAGGGCAATTTGTTTGTATGGAGACCCGTTGACCTCAAACCTACCATCATCATCTTTTTGTATGTAATTTTCAAATGGCTTCACATAGTTTCTATAATCCCACGCCATTCTTTTTCCACCTAAACCTTTTCTAAACTCAGATTCTTCAACATCGTTGTCTTGTAAAAATTTATAAGCATCTTCAATAGAGTCAAATTTTAAGCCAAATGCTTTTTGCAGTTTAGGAGATTTACCTCCTACAAGTTCACCATAGCCGTCTTTCGCTTTTAAATCGTCCACTTCTACTGGCATTTGTTGTACCACTTCAATAATTTTATCTACATCAAAAGTTATGTCTAACTTTTTAAATGGTGGTAAATCATGTCTCTTTTTTAATGTCATGTATTCCTTTGTATTGCCAGCATCTTGGGTTTTCTTTTCTACAAACAAGAACTTTGTCATCACTAAACTGCCACGTTGTTCCTGTTTTCTTTTCTATTTCTAAAAATAATTTCTTCATGTACAATCTATTTCTACATCTACTGATGAATGCTTTTGTAAAACCTAATTTTGTTGCAATTTCCAATTGGTGATTTATTGTTGCCAACAAGTGTGGTCTTACAATATCTCTCCCAGGTTTTCTTAAACTTGCATCTTCCCAGTATCTATTTAAAATCCTTACTTCACCTTTTTCATAATATTCCGGACGGTGCCAAACAGAACTAAAACCTAGCACTGCTTCATTTTTAAGCAACACAGTGATACATTCAAAGTCTGACCAATTAATAGTAACATAATCTTCTTTTTGTTCTAAATCATCAAAAGAAATTTGTTTTAATTTTTCTATGATGTCTGGTCTGTCTTCAGGCTTGAACGTTAAAACATCACACTCTGAATTTTTACTTTCGTAATTACTGTGGCCAGGTGTCAACATCGTTCCAAAACTCTTTGTTCTTTTTTCCATGTACTAATAAATGCACTCTTTCTTCATCTGAGTTGTTTTCTACATAGTGTTCATAATGTATATTCAACACAACACTCATACCAGGTTTATATTTTATTTCTTTATTGTTTAAAATAAATTTGTTTCCTTCTGGATACGTAATACTTATGTTGAGCGGTTCAAGCCAATTTCTTTCTGGAACATCTATGTGTTTTGTGATATATCCTTTTGGTTTAATTACTAAAAATCTAACATCATCAATCCGTGAATATGGTAAAGTGTTAACCCATTTCAAAGTGCCTTGACATTTTTTCCCTACTTCAGTAACAAAAGGTTTTTCTCCCTTCTGTCTATATTCCCAATGACTGTTTGTCTTGTCTGACCCAAAACCAAACAAAGTCACTGCGTACCAATCCTTGTGTCCGTCTTCTGGTCTATGATTAATCAGTGTGTCTTTTATTTCTTTGTACTCACGTAAAATTGCGTTGGTTGGAACAACGAACTTCATCTCTACCCATTCTACACTGCTGTCTCGATTAAACATTTGATGCCTTAGGATTGTAATTGTGATGATCTTTATGATTGCCTTCAAAAGGTGCAATCAAGTTTATTAACAAATTATTGGCTGGTCCTTGTGCATCATGTCCATAAAAATTAAGCACTCCAAAACCAATGTAAGATAATATTAATATCATTGAATTAATGATCAAAGCATTGACACCAAAAATTAAAAAAGTAATCACCCAATGACTTGCAAAAATATATTTTCCATATTTGTGGAAAAACATGATTCTTGGGTTACGTATCAAGTCAATTAAAAATTTTCTTGGAATAGATTTTACTTTCCAAAGACTGAACAGCACAACATACCAAGGATGATTTTTTGGACTATGAGGATCATTTTCTGTGTCGGCATAAGCATGGTGCATTCTGTGAACACCTGCCCAAGTCAATAAACTTCTTCCCCCACACAGTAAACCAAAATACAAATAGATGATTTCTAATACAGGGTGCTGTTGTTTTCCGCCGTGGGCAAAGTATCTATGGTACCCCCAAGTGATGCCAATAGCCGCCAAAATCCAGTATAAGATATATCCATATAATAAAATCATAAATTAAAATGTATTAAATACAACTATATTTATCAGGGTTAAATCGCTCTAGGAAAAATTAAGAATATGAATAAGAAACCTACTACACCTTTTGAATTGCCACGTTTTAGTGCGGAGAAAAACACGCAAGTAAAACATCTTTTTTACAATTGGGATCAAGAACAAGAAGTGATTCGCGAGATGCAAAAGTGTCAACGTAATTGGGACTACTCAAAAGAAGTGCCACCAGAAATCATTGACTACCTATTATGGCACTGCACCAACTCACCATCAAAACAATTTGAGGCATATTATGATGTGTATTGGACAGCAGACAGAAAAGTTATAAAAGAAATATCAAAATACACATGGGGCCATACTCATTTTAGAACTCCGCCAGCCACTTGGAGAAACACTCAGGCAAATGCAAACCTTTACATATTGTTTGTTGCCAAAGAACCTGAAACACAATTGAATTGTAAAAGTGATGGTACTTTAAAATCAAATAAATCTCCTGCACGTTGGGAAAATGCTTATGTCAGCATTGGTATTGCAATGGGGCTAGTGATGAGAGCCGCTAGGAGTATGGGACTTGCAACAGGCTGTAACAAAAGTCACAATGATTTAGATGGAAATGACTTTTGGGAGAAAAAATTAGGAATACTAGAAGAAGTAAAAGCAGGCACAAAGCAAATTGCATATGGCATAGGTATAGGTTTCCCGCAGGAAGGAAGACCACGTTGGGAGGCTGATGATCCTGAAATAATGATTGGTGCAGGAAATGGCAGTAGAAACACAACACGTGATGATTTGCCTACACACCCAAGGACGGGTAAGGAATTACGCAAAGTAAAAATTGTAAACATAAACATACATGGTGGACAAAAAGTTGCAGACCCTTATGGTGACCTGCATGAGATTCCTAAAAAGCACGAAAGCAAGATTAATAGTTTTAGAAATAGAATTATAAACGTCACCGAAATTAAATAATGATTAATATTGTTGTATCCAGCAAACCTGTCGACGGTTTATTCTATTACAGTTACGAATATTGCACTTTGCTTAATGATGCAGGCATTGACGCTAGAGTTGTTGTGATTACACATAGAAAATTCACTAGAGAAGATTATATTCAGGTAATCAATAACAAATACATTCACTGCAACAACATTGTGTTTGAAGACATCACAGTAGACAACAAAGATGTAACATTTATACTGGGCAGAAGCATGATGACATTGGCTTGGCAAGATTATGACCAATGCACAACATTACAACAAGAAGTTTTACGTAAATTATTTGCTGATAAAGTTATATCAGTGTATTCAGAAAATCATCCTACAAAATATCCGTTGGCTGTGGAGTTTTTTGCACCAAAACGCATTGTAGATTTGTGTGATACAGAAGTCTATCTAAAAGGTGTGGGCAAACACTTCGAGAAAACTATTAACTTTGATATCTACAAGCCACACGTAGATGATATAAAGTTCAAACATTTATTTTTGGGCACCAATCAAAGATACTATGCCACTGTTGAAAAAGTAATCAAGGATTATCCGGATCATGGCATATTGACATATGAAGCAGACTATGTTAATATGGAAAATAACAATGTATTTGTGCCTGTTGACAACATTATGAGTATGTTTGAAACATATGTGTACACCAAAGACACATTTGACCCTGCTCCTAGAATATTTCAAGAGTGCAAACACTTTGGAAAAGAAGTAATTTATATGAGAGACAAATCAATTCATGATGGTGGCAGTGTGTATTGGACGAGAGAGATTGCAAAACCAAACATAGCACCAATATTAGAAGCAATGGAAGAATTAAATGATACCGTATGAAGGTTGGGATAGAGAATATCAACAAAACAAAGATGCATATCTTAAATTGTTTGATGATTTTATGTCGCAAAGCAACTATGAGAACTGCGAACAGTTTGAAAAAGAATTTGCAGAACTGATAGGAAGAAAATATGCAGTCAGTGTTGCCAATGCCACCGATGCATTACATTTTTCATTAAAGAGTAGGAATATAGGTCCAGGTGATGAGGTATTAGTGACAGACTTCAGTTGGATATCCACATCATCATGCATTAGCATGGTTGGAGCAACTCCTGTTTTTTGTGATATAGATGCAGACACTTGTCATATTTCATTAGACAGTATAAAACGTATGACCACACCCAACACAAAGGCGTTGATATACACGCATCTGTTTGGCAACATGAGTGATACTGCTGATATTGAACAACATTGCAAAGACAATGGCATAATGTTTGTGGAAGATGCGGCACAAAGTTTAGGTTCACGCATCAACAACCGTAAAGCAGGCTCTATTGGCGATTGCAGTTCATTTAGTTTTAACACAAACAAAGTTATATCCGGAATAAATGGTGGTGGAATATTTTTAACAGACGATGAACAATTGGCAAACACAGTTAAAAAATTAAGACGTCATGGAAAAGGCAAGGATTATGAAATGCTTGGATACAATTCAAGAATGTATGTGCTGAATGCACAAATAATTCAATTGCGTTTAAAAAATTTAACACGTGATAGGCAAATAAGAGAGCAAAATGCTATGACGTACAACAGTGCTTTTAAAAATTTGCCCATACAAACACCAACTGTGCCTTTTAATGTTGAACACAACTGGCACAAATATACAATTAAATTCAAAGACAAAGAAACAAGAAACAAAGTAAAAAATAAACTAAATCTTTCTGTGCATTATGAAACTCCACTATCAGAAAATTCTATGTACAATGCATGGAGTATTGATTACGTGAAAGATGATTGCGTAAATTCTAAACAAGTGGCAGATACAATACTATCTTTGCCTGTCCATGCTTACTTGGAACAAAATGAGATTGCAAATTTAATTAAATACATTAAAGAAGCAATTAATGAAAAATAAACATTCAAATTTATTCTGGACAAGGAAAAAAAACGAGTGGGTTAATTTAGATATCACTAACAGATGTCCTCTGTTATGTCCATTGTGCCAAAGACAAAAACTCTACACAGACAACAATGAAAAAGTTCCAGGACATGATATGTCATTGGAAGTATTCGACGTAATTACAAATCATTTTCCAAAAGTTGACTTTTGTGGACAGTACTCAGATCCAATACATCATCCGCAATTTGACAAAATTCTAGATATGTGTAAGAAAAAAAATATAAGAGCAACAATTCATACTGCATCATCTTTTAAACCTAAAAAATGGTATGTAAAAATGTTTCAACAATATCCAAATTGTGAGTGGTGCTTTGGCATTGACGGCTTACCTAAAGACAGCAACCAGTATAGAATAAATCAGGATGGTGAAAAATTGTTCGAGATAATGCTAGAAGCAAAAAAATATCTCAGATCCACACCAATTTGGCAATACATAGTCTTCAAGTACAATGAAAAAGATGTAGATACAGCCATGCAAATAGCCAAAGACAATAAAATTTTCTTTCAACTTATAAATTCAAGAAGAACTAGAATTAATTATGAACATTACAAAACCACTAAAAAAATATATGTCTAAACTTGATCCACAATGTATAAAAGGAACAATATCCTTTGCTATAACAAACAGACAAGAACTTCTCCCTTGTTGCTATCTAGATTCACCAAACAATCTTAATCATCCACTTTTACAAAAATTACTAAAAGTCAGTAAAATAGACACCACGAATACTGTTGACAAAATTTTAAACCATAAAGAATGGAAAAGATTCTACAAAAATCTTAAAAAAAATATAGCACCGCCAGAATGTCATAGTATATGTGCAAAATTTAAAAAGTCAAAACGTAAACAAAGTTGGCAAGTTGTTGACCCTGAGACAGGTAAAGTTGTGTTCAAAAATGAATTTTAAAGTATCAGTTCTAGATGCTTCTGCATAAATTCAGCCATTAGTTCTTGCGATTTAACTCCTGGATGATCATTATCGCTAGCAAAGTCAACATTGCTGAACTGTTTTGTTATTAAATTTACCTTATTCCAATTAGGTCTTTGAATTTGATATGGACTAGGATCCCAAGTGAAATGCAAATTTTTAAGTTGTAAAGAATCAAGATGTGCTTTCGCAAGATTTATTTGAACCATGCTGTCATACCAAGCATTGTAATCAGAATCAAAATGTTCATAGTAGTATGCAGAGTGCAGTCGATTTGCTTCTTTATTGTCTATTTTAGGTCTGGTGATGTCTGATGGTAGCATACGTAAAACTTTATCAGTATCAATAAAACAACTTCGACAAAAAGCAGTCCACTGTATTACGACAATGTCTCTTTTTTCAAAATCAGTGTTTAACAATCTGTGCAAAATTAATTTGTTGCTGGCTCCTCCGTGGGCTCGATTCCAAACCGTAAAGCCTAAATTTTTTGCCAAAACAGACGGCCAAGCATATTCACTCACATTATTATCGCCATCTTCTAAATCAGGCAATGCCTGTCCTTGTGTATTACTGCAACCAAAAGCAACTATTCTGTTCATGATGATATTTATAACCTAGACAGGCACAACCAAAAATTTGTGTCAATAAATATGATATAATGAAAAAAGATATCTTAACATTAAAAGATTTAAAAAACTCAGACTATCTTTCGGTTGATTTCTATCTATCTAAATCATGCAACAAGTCATGTCACTACTGTACAGCATGGACTTTGGAGATGCGTAATTTGACTGTGGATATGGATTTTTTGAAACGCACAGTAGAATATTTGAGTCCCTACAAAACACGTATCTGTTTGTTGGGTGGTGAGCCTGGTCTGATAAAAAATCTAGATGAAGTTATTGCAGAAATCAAAAAACATCCTAATCTTGTAGTGCAAGTGATGTCCAATTCATTCATAAGAAAAAGATATCCACACGTGTTGGAAGATCCTGAAATAATCTACATAGAACATCTGGTATTAGATTTTTACGAAGATCGTATTGAAAAATTGGGCAACTTTGATTTCCTTCCAGAGAATAACAAAAACAATTACAATTTGATTATTGAAACTCCTGGATACTTCAAATACAGAGACTTACATGACTTGTCTTATTTGAAACACAAAAACACAGAATTTAAAGAATATAATTCACGATCACCTGACTATCATGGTGATCACACAATGATTCAAGCACCAGAACTGGACAGACGTATTTGTGCTAAATTTCCGCTAGTACCAGTAGTAGATTTTGAATTGCAAAAAATTAGACATTGCAGTAGAAAAGTGATTAACGGTTCTAGACAGTTTGACATAACCAAAGAAAATGTAGACAAAATGATGACGTTTAATTTGTTTCAGTTTGAAACTTATTGTAGAGGTTGTATGGACATCATTCCTCCAAGACCAATTAAACGCAAACTGCAAATACTAGAAAAAATTGCATTAGAGGAGCCCAACGCATAATGAGTATATTTGCAGTGGCATTGAACATACATGATCACAACACATACAATGGTGATGTGCATATTCAGATTGAGCGACAAAATAGGAAACGGCACAATCTCAATCCTGCAAATCCACATGATGCTTTTCCAAGCCAGAAATTTTTTAAAGAACACGTGCTGGAAGCATTTAAAAATAGGACGCAGGACAATGTGTTTGCTTTCACTGTTAGCAACCTTGGACAAGAATATGTGTCTGATTTATTGGATCAACATTTCCCCAACAAAAACTTTTTAGATTTCAAACCTTTGACATTGTGGGAACATTATCACAAAGACGAAATGTATTACATTGATCATCATCAATCGCACTCCGCTTATGCTTTTTTAACTTCAGGTTATGATCACAGCGACATACTAGCAATAGATGGCAGAGGTTGGAAGTTTAACTGTATCTTTATCAACAGATATGGATTTATCACAGACTTTTCTAAACAGATTCCCATTGGAGGATTGTGGAACAGACTGGCACAAGATTTAGGATTTAGATACCTTGATGCTGGCAAAGTAATGGGCCTAGCAGGATATGGCAAATACAATTATCAAGCACACGCTATGATTGAAGCGTATGTATTGAATGCCAATCATAAACTGCCCGACTTTGCTGATGAAGTCATCAAAAAGGTATCAAGAGAAGATATTGCTCACACACTGCAACAAGTCACAATAGACTTGATTAAAAAATACATATATCCGTTGAAAACTTGTGACAACATTTGCCTTGCAGGTGGAGTTGCATACAACGGATATATGAATGAAGAATTAACCAAACACTATGACAACGTTCATGTGCCGCCTGCTGTCGGTGATGAAGGACAAGCACTAGGAACTTATATGCACGCCGATTATGTTTTAAATCAAAATGTGCATACGCCTACTGTGTTTGCAGGCCCAGATCAAAAAGTATACGAAACTATGATGTTAGATTTTAAAGCCGTACAGTATTCAAATGATGACTTGAACAAAGAAGTCGCAACTGCAATATCCAAGGGCAGTATTGTGGGCTGGTATCAAGGAAGATCAGAAAGTGGCAATAGAGCATTGGGTAACAGAAGCATATTGGCTGATCCAAGAAATCCTAGCATAAAAGATATCATAAACAAAACAATTAAAAAACGTGAGGACTTCAGACCATTCGCTCCCAGTGTGTTGGAAGAATATTATAAAGAATACTTTGATACCAATCAACCCAGTCCATACATGAGTAGAATTATGCCTGTGAAGTCTGATAAGATTCCTGGTGTCACACACGTTGACAACACAGCAAGAATACAGACAGTGAACAAAGAATTTAATTATAAATTTTACAAACTGATTGAAGAATTTTACAACATTACAGGAATACCCATGCTGTTGAATACAAGTTTTAATTGTCAAGAGCCAATGGTGGAAACTCCTGAAGATGCAATCAACACTTTCAATAACACAGACTTGGATATGGTGGTGATCAACGATTGGATAATAAGAAAGGATTAATGGACTCGCTAACAACATTGATGAAAAGAAAGCACGTGGCATCATATAATTTAGATGTGCAGGTACCGAAAGAAACTATTGAAAAATTGCTTCACAAAACATGGAAAGCCACTTCATCTAAGAACAATTTTATGCCTTACTCAGTTCATGTGTTAGGTCCTGATAAAAAAGAAGAGAAAATATTAGTTTGGAACAAGTGCGTTGCAAAACAACAATACAGTGAAGACCAAGCGGCTAAAGAAGGTAAAATAAAAAAAGCACAAACGATTGTTAATCCTTATTACAATCATATCAAGGAAAACAGTTACTTGTTGATTTTTACAGCAAGAGTGTGCGATAAACCAACTAGATATGTTCAACATTCAATAGAGAATGGACACTACGCTCAAGAAATGTTTGAAGATCAAGTGAACGAAATCATTACTACCACTTCTATTGAAGTTGGTATGTTTGCAAGTCATCTCGCACTGTTTTGTATGGAACATGACATAGATGTATCTTATACAGTGTGCATGCCTACCTTGATTAAAAATTGGCGCAACCTTCCTTTTGTTAAACATAGACCAATCATGTTGATGTCTTTGGGATATGGCGAAAAATATAGATCACAAAATTTACAAGCACAGGGTTGGAAACCAGAGGATGATTTCAAACCAGAAATAAACAAAGTGGTAAATTGGGTATAATATATGGGTTGGAAAAAACAAGCACGAAAAAATAAAAAACAATCAACAACATTTGATCTGTTGGAAAACCGTCATCATGTGCAATCATACATAAAAGGTAAAATACCTCCTAAAGAATACGTAGAATCTGCACTGTGGAAAGCATGGAAAACTTCACCATCAAAAAATAATGCCATGGCTTACAAAGTTTTTGTGTATGGTCCTACACATCATAAGGAAAAAGAACTAGTACATCAAATGGTTCACAAAAATCATATCAAAGCGGAAAAAAGTGCAGTGGCAAGAGGACAACAAACAATCACAGAAAAAGGAAAAGAAAATCCTTTTTATGCTCACATCAAGCACAACGCATATTTGTTGTGTATTCATCAAGAACCACGAGAACCTAACAAATTTTATCAAGAGCAAGTTAGACAAGGAATGTTTTATGACCAAGCATTTCCTGACAGAGTGGATCATATCAGTGATTCTGTGTCAGTTGAGGTAGGTATGTTTATACAAAATCTAACAACGTATCTATTAGAATATGATATTGATGTATCTTATACTTCTTGTTTTTTTAGAGATATAAGCAAATGGAGAAAAGCAGGACTGGTTCATTCCAAGTATAGACCCTCTGTGCTGATGACAATTGGTCACAAACAAGTTTATAGAAATGAAATGTTAAAACGATGGAACAGATTAGAAGACGATAGAAAACCCGAAATAGACGAGATAATAAAATGGATGTAGACTCAAAATTATTCAAAAACATTATGGCTGAAGCCAGAAATAATTCTGACCTTTTGGATTCGTTCAGTCCTAATCAGTTTGCATCAAAAGAAAAGTTAATCAGCAGTGTGAACAATCTCAACATATTGGATGCCGACAGTGAAGTTGTTATCCTGGGTGGTTGGTATGGCAGTATCCTTATTCCTGCTTTCAAACAAGTTAAAAGAATCACACTTATAGATATTGATACCAATGCGGTATCAGTTGCAAAAAACAGATTGTTCAATCATTACACTAATGTTGATTTTATTACCAGTGATGTTTTTGATAAAGATAGACATGGAAGGATCATGAATGCTGATGTTATTATTAACACATCTTGTGAACATATGAAATCTATGAAACATCTAGAAGCACTGGCACACAGTGAAGCCTATTTTGCCTTTACATCTAACAATATGCATGATATTGAAGGACACACAAACACTGTGAACAACTTGGAAGAGTTTATACAACAGTTGCCTTCAAATGCAAAAGTATTGCATCAAGATGAAATCGAAGATTCAAGAGGTACAAGATATCTTTTGACTGGGAAACTTTCTACTTAAAACGTCTGGGACTATTCACATACACTTGTTTGAACCATTTGCTCTGTTGAGGTTCAAGAGGCGTCATGCCAATGTTAACACCCACATCAATTAATGACTCGCTGTAATGTTTCATCAATTGTTCAGCATTGGATTGTTCAACTTCATTCCATAGTTCATCTAGAAGTGCAAAATCTCTTGTTTTGTTTGTGTCCCAATCTGTACACATTGTAAGATAACATCCGTGTCTTGCGCCGAAGCAACTCCACCAACCATGATCAATATCTGTACCCACGTTCATCCATATCAATAATTTTTGTAGATTGTTTATCCATATTTCTGTGTTAATGTCTTGCACTCTCTTGCCACGATTCAAACTCATTTTGACTCCCTCTCTAAAACCTGCTCTCCAAGCCTGACAAGGTGTAGAATTTATAACGCTGGTAGAATAACATTCTGGCAATTGATAGTATTTGTCAAAATAACAAAATTCAATTTGTGTTTCATCTGTGCCGTCTGTGTTTTCATGAGTTTTCATATTTCTAACAAAATCTCTAGTCCACATTTTAAGACTGCCGTTGCCGTATTTTAAATTGTTTACATTAATATTGCCAGTCCAACTGAATTGATAATCATCTGTCAATCCAAGCACTGTGGTGTCCAGTTGTACATTTAAAAATTTAGGATCTACTATTGTGTCACCGTCAACTGTTATAAAATGTTCTGTGTCTGAAACTTCTGCACAGGCTTTGTGAGCGGCATCTATACCATCTACACCATGCACACGTTTTGCCCAAGGTATTTTCCGTTTAAGATCAGCAAAGTTTTTCTCAGCATTTTGTTCAGCATAACTGAGGAACACAAAGTCCTGCTCTGCAATTTTTATTATATTACGCTGTGTCATTGTTAAACCTATTTGCTAACCAAGAATAATCATTTATCAAATTCATTTTGTCTGTGTTTTTATTTAATGCTCCAAACTCTCTGCCTGCCTTGGCTCCGGCAATGGCATAATCTCCAAAAGGTCTATCTGCTCCCACAGAACACCATGTGTCCAATCTTTTTTCTGTTTCTGTATCCACTTGTCTATCTATCACCTTGGCACTTAATTTTGCACACTCTCTAAAGCCACTGCGCCAAGCACTGTAATTGTTTATGTTGAACTCTGCAACGTTGCTCACTGTGGGCATGACTTTAAACTTATCACTGATGCTGGTGCTCATATCCACTGTGTTCAAATCCATTTTTCTTGTGAGTAAAGTGGGAAATAATTTGACTCCACCATATCCATATTCTAAATCATTAATTGGATTCCTACTGTGCCACACATGGACAACATCTAGATCATATTGATCCACTTTGTAATTAAAATTGAATTCTGGAACAAGTACAGCATCTGCGTCTACCACATACATCATTTCCGTTAAACAAAGTTTTGCCGCCACTTGATGTGCTTGATGTATGCCTTTTACTCCACTGATCCTGTGTACATTGGGTGCTTTTTGTTTGCACAATTCATAATTCTTTTCTGCATTAGGTTCTTTTACATCTATAAAAAATACATCATACATGACTGTACTCCAAAATTTTTCTACAAAATATACTGCAATCTTTTTTCTCTACATCAACAGGCACTGTGATATTTTGATCTACTAAATCTTGTAAATTAAGTTCAATCATTTTGTGTAGTATGCTGTGATCATTTTTTTTACAAACATAAAATCTATGTGTACTATCTTTTTTAAATGAATCTTTTATTGTGTGTTTCATAGATTC